ACCCGGTGTTTGAAGGCCCGCAGGCATCAGGCGGTACGGTCTATCAGTTCTCTATGCCTTCTGGTGTTGAGCAGATCGACGGCAAGTGGTACACCAAGCACATCCTTGGCCCTGTTTTCACAGACACCGAAGATGCCACCGCTGCCGAGCAAGAAGCGGCGTACAAGGCTCAGAAAGACGCCGAGCAGGCCAAGGCGGTACGCACAGACCGCAACCAGAAACTCAAGGACACAGATTGGACGCAAGTGGCCGACGCCCCGGCGAACAAAGCCGCATGGGCGGCGTACCGTCAAGCACTGCGCGACATCACTGCACAGGCCGGGTTCCCGTGGGATGTTACTTGGCCCACTCAGCCGGAGTAAAGCATGGCAAACCTTTCAAACATCATCACGCCCAGTAACGTCCTGACGGCGACCAGCACCAACACGCTGACGAACAAAACGATCAGCGGGGCAAGCAACACGTTCACAAACATCCCTCTGTCTACAGGAGTGACGGGGACTTTGCCTGTAGCGAATGGCGGTACGGGGGCAGCTTCTTTGACGGCCAACAATGTCCTGCTGGGCAACGGCACATCAGCATTTCAGGTTGTGGCTCCGGGTACGAACGGCAATGTGTTGACAAGTAATGGAACGACTTGGCAAAGCACCGCAGCCTCTAGTGGCGCGCTAACATTACTATCGACGATTACTGCCTCAAGCTCATCAACTGTAGATGTTGAAACTACATTTAGCAGTACGTATGAGGCGTATATGCTTGTTGTTAACGGCTTAAAACCTTCTAATAATGGCCAAACAGCCATATGTAGATTAAAGATTGGAGGGTCATATGTTACAACATCAAACTACAGGTATTGGAGATTTAATCAATTAACTGATTCTGCAACAAGTGCTCAGGCTAATGATAATGCAAGCGACAGCATTTATTTGACATCTGCAATTAGTAATGATGCATCTGCCCCCGGCGCACATTTTATTATGTATATCCACAACCCCACTCCAACGGGTACAACAAAGATGATTGATTGGAAAGGCGTTGTCGGCACATATGATAATTCCAGCGCGTTTCGAAATACCGACGGTTTTGCGGGAAATGCAACTACGGGTGCGCTTACCGGCGTACGTATCTTTTTCCCTGCTGGCACAGTGCTAAGTGGGACGTTCCGACTTTACGGTATGGCTAATAGTTAAGGAATAATTATGACACGTTATCACACAACCGCCGAAGGCAACATCCCGTTTACTGCGGAAGAAGAAGCAGAATGGGACGCCCAAGAAGCCGCACATGCGGCAAATCAAATCGCCCGCAAAGCTGTTGAAATTCGCAGTCAACGCAATCAGCGCCTGAAGGACACAGACTGGACGCAAGTGGCCGACGCCCGAGTGGACAAAGCCGCATGGGCGGTGTACCGCCAAGCACTGCGCGACATCACTGCACAAACCGGATTCCCTTGGGAAGTTCAGTGGCCCACTCAGCCGGAGTAAGCCATGAACTGGGCAGACGTTCTAAAAGCAGTCATACCGATTGTGGTTGCATCTTTGGCGTGGCTGCTCGGGCAGGTGAACTCTTTCTCTGAGCGTCTGACCAAGATCGAAGGCTCCATGCCTGCGCTCATCACATCTACCGGCGTGCCAACTGATAGTCCAATCTCTGCTGAGAAGCGTGCCACCCTCAAAGAGCAACTGATGGCGCACATCAACGAACTTCAGGTTAAGGTCAGGCTGCTTGAAGAGCGCGAACGTATCAAAGGGGCTAAGTGATGTTTGAGTCGCTAATCGGTGGTTTGTTCGGCGGTATCCTGCGCCTTGCGCCAGAGGTGTTCAAACTCTTTGACAAGAAGAATGAACGGGCGCATGAGCTTCGCATGGTTGAAGCCGAGATGGAGTTTGCCAAGATCCGTGGTGAGATCGCCATGCGGCAGGTCGAAGCGCAGATGACGATGGCCGAGATGGACACGATGGCCCAGGCGTTCAAGGAGCAGTCCGAGACCGCCAAGAATGCCGGGTGGTTTGTCTCTGCGATCTCAGCGCTGGTGCGCCCGATGGTCACCTACTCCTTCCTGGCCCTGTACGCCTCTGTGAAGATTGCTGCCTTCCTGATCGCCATGGACCAAAACGGCAACTGGAAGGAGGTGCTGGTCACGATGTGGGGCGCAGACGATCTCGCCGTCTTCAACATGATCATCTCCTTCTGGTTTGTCGGACGGGTGTATGAGCGGTCCAGTAAGTGAGGCGGTAGACATTGCTGCTGCTCTGTGTCGGCCCTTCGAAGGGCTGCGGCTGAAGCCGTACATCTGCCCAGCGGGCTACCCAACGATTGGCTATGGAACCGTTTTCAAGCCAGACGGCACCAAAGTGACGATGGAGCACCCCGAGATCACCAAGGAGGTCGCGGATGAGTGGTTGCTGTCTGAGCTACAAACGAACTATCTGGCGGGGGTTTTGAAGGCTTCGCCGGGGTTGCTTGCGTTTCCAAAGGCCCTTGGTGCTATGGCCGACTTTGCTTACAATCTTGGCGTGGCCCGGTATCGCGGCAGCACCCTGCGGCGTAAGATTGACACCCAAGACTGGGAAGGTGCCAAGGAGCAACTGGCCCTGTGGGTGCGCGGTGGCGGGCGTGTACTGCCCGGTCTGGTCAAGCGTAGAGCCGCAGAGGCGGCACTGCTGGGGTAAACATGCCACTCAAGAAACTTCAGTTGAAGTCGGGGGTAAACCGCGAAGGAACCCGCTACTCCACCGAGGGCGGATGGTTCTCCTGCGACAAGATTCGTTTCCGTCAAGGCACACCCGAGAAGATCGGTGGTTGGCAACGCATTTCTAGCGAGACATACAACGGTATCTGCCGCGCTCTGTGGCAGTGGGCTACGCTTGCTGGCGTTCCATATCTTGGCGTTGGTACAAACACCAAGTACTACATCGCCTACGGCGGGTCGTACTACGACATCACGCCTGTTGTCTCTACGGTAACTTTGACCAATCCGTTCACCACCATATCTGGCTCTGCCACGGTAACGGTTTCTGACATTTCACACGGCGCTACTGACGGAACATTTGTCACGTATTCTGGAGCCACTGCTGTTGGTGGCTTGACGCTGAATGGCGAGTACCAGATCACCTACGTTGATGTAGACACCTACACGATCACTGCCGCAAGCAATGCTTCTTCCAATGCCACGGGCGGTGGCACGGTCACGGCTGCATATCAACTAAACGCAGGCTCTGCAATTGCTGTTCCGCTGTCTGGATGGGGCGCAGGTCCGTGGGGGTCGGGCGCGTGGGGCATAGGAACATCTTCCAACAACCCAATCCGCATCTGGAACCACCAGAACTTCGGTCAAGACTTGATCTACGGCCCCAAGGGCGGAGCGATGTACTACTGGGACGCCACCACCGGGCTGACTTCTCGTGGGGTAGCGCTGACCTCCTTGCCCGGAGCAACAGATGTACCGACCGTGCAAACACTGTTCATGGTGTCTGATGCGTCACGATTCACGATAGCTTTCGGCTGCAACGATTACGGGTCATCTGACATCGACCCTATGCTGATTCGCTGGTCGGATCAGGAAAGCGCGGTCAACTGGACCCCAGCGGCGACCAACCAAGCGGGCAGTCTGCGCCTGTCGCACGGCTCAAGAATTGATGCCACCTTGCAAACCAGACAGGAAATCTTGGTCTGGACAGACACATCGGTGTACGGTCTTCAGTACTTAGGCCCGCCTGTTGTCTGGGGCTCACAGCTTCTGGCCGATAACGTCTCCATTGTCAGTGACCGTGCTGTAGCGTTGGCTGCTGGTGTGGCGTACTGGATGGGAGAAGACAAGTTTTACACGTACGACGGTCGTGTAAACACACTTAGCTGTGACCTGCGCCAGTACATTTTTAGTGATATCAACTTGGATCAGTACAGCCAAGTCTGCGCCGGGACCAACGAACAATTTAACGAGGTCTGGTGGTTTTACTGCTCTGCCAGCAGTACCGCTATCGACAGGTATGTTGTGTACAACTACCTTGAGAAGGTCTGGTACTACGGCAACCTGGGGCGCACTGCCTGGACAGACATCGGTGTCACTTCAAACTTCCCGATTGCTGCAACCTACGTAAACAATCTTGTCCAGCACGAGACTGGTAACGACGACAACGCCACTGCGTCAACGCTCCCGATTGAAGCCTACATCACTTCGTCTGAGTTTGACATTGACGACGGCGACAGGTTTGGTTTTGTCTGGCGGGTGTTGCCTGATGTGACTTTCCGTGGATCCAGTACTGCATCTCCCAGCGCCACCATGACGCTCCTGCCCCTGCAAAACTCTGGCTCGGGCTACAACTCCCCAGCCTCGCTGGGTGGGTCGGACAACGGCGTGGTCACTCGCACTGCAACGGTGCCTATCGAAGCCTTCACGGGCCAAGTAAACATCCGGGTGCGGGGCAGGCAGATGTCCATCAAGATGGCCTCGGATGGGTTGGGTGTGCAGTGGCAGATGGGCGCTCCGCGTCTGGATATTCGGCCTGATGGCAGGCGCGGGTCATGACGATCTGGTCCACCATCACCAAGAAGTTTCGTGCGCCGCCGCTGCCGAAGCCGACGATCCAGTACGATTCAACGTATCTTGACAACCTTGTCAACGTCCTGCGCCTGTACTTCAACCAAATAGACAACCTGCTGGAGCAGATCGTGACGACTACAGGAAGCCCAGTACCAATTTCCATAGGCGGGACCAACGTCGATGCCTTTGGGCGGCTAAGAACCAGCGCTCCTTACACGATTTTTGACTCTCAGAACCGCTATGCTATTGACAATCAGTTTGACACCAGCACGGCTACTGGAGGCTCAA